GCAAGTGTTCGTCAGAGGAATTAAAGTACATGCTGATGAACCAGCACGTATCCGCAGAACCAGCAAAAGGCAGGAAGAAATGAGTAGCGATACGCCTATTGAAGAAATCAGAAGGCTCACAGACAAGGAGATCAAGAAGCTACGTGACGAAGCCGACAAGGTATTTACAAAGCGAGTATGGGATGACCTAGCGTGGGCGGTAGAGTTTGCACGTAGGGTAGAAGCACTAACCATTAAAAGACTGGGGTGAGACATGGCAATCGTTAACGGCAAGATAGTAAAGGATTGGGACAAGTATAAAATTAGCACGGCATACGTGCCGCCCCCGCAGAATCAAATTATCTCGTGGGACATGGAGCGACTACAAACTCACCTGCTGTGGGGTAGCCCTTTCCGCCCATCTTTGCGTGATCGTCTTAACATATTTTTTGGAGGTGGTCGTGACTAAAGTTGAAGCATGGCGGCAATGGTGGACGGAAACGCATGGGCAACACATGCCTATGGGTGGATATCATCCGATGGAAGGGTTTATTTATGACGCATTTATCGCGGGGTGGGATGCGGCAAAAGTAAAGTGCTGTAATCATAACTGTAACCAAGGGCGGGACTGCCCTGAAAGGAAGTAACATGACTGACGAACAATTTGAACGCTTTATGGCGGTGTTTGAGAATATTGCAAGTGAGATAGAAGATATGTCTCTCAATATTGATTGCATAAACGACCACTTAGAAAAAATTGCTGAAAAGGAAGGCTCTATTGCTTTTTCTTTGCAGTGCATAGAATACAACCAAAAAAACCAAGTAGAGTTGCTTAACGGTGGGTTTGGCTTTGTCAAAGATATATCTAAAAACTCAGATGCTGGTGGCGCGGTGTACGAGTTGATGGATTCTTTTAATGGCAAAATGCAAGAACTAATTGATGTCATTACCCGAAAATAATCCAACGCCCCCAAACTGCCAGCAGTGCCGAGTACGACCAGCGACACATAAAGTCCCGACAGCAAAGGGTGATACGTTTCGCTGGAAGTGCCAGACCTGCTATGAGCGAAAAGGATTAAGCGGATTCCGAACAAAGAAATTACTAAGTGCAAGGGGTGAAGAATGACTAACGAAGGAATGATAGACGGACCTTTATTGCGTGACGCGGGGGCGGCACTCGCCCTTGCAAACGCTGGCGAAGACTGGCACGAAATGGCAACCACACTTACTCTTAAATACTTTGCCGATGTGGGTTGGGATGGAGCGTTGTTTGAAAGTGCTCGTGCATATGCAATGGAATGTGGAATTGGCATACCCCCGTCTCCAAATGCTTGGGGGGCAGTGGCTCTTTCCCTAAGCAAAAGGAAGTTGATTACTAAGACTGGAGTCTTGTTACCAAGTAAACGTATTAGTAGTCATGCTAGATCTCAGCCGGTTTGGCGTCTGACGAGTCTGCATAATCAGGGCGACGGGCAACCGACGAAGTACGCAGATATAAAAGATTTTTATGAGCGGTGCGAAACACATCCAGACCATCAGACTGGAATGATTTCGTACAGGATGGTTGAACGGCGACTGCAAGAAGAAATTGAAGAGTTGCGTCAATACATTGAACAACGTGAGTGGGAGAAGAACGGTGGATGAAATGACCTACACCGTCACGCTGACGGCTAAAGAACTTACGTTCCGAGAACGTGCTCGGAAGGCGGGGATACCGGCTATTGTGGTTTCAATGTACGCAGGAGCACTACAACGGCTGGTTGATAAAGAGCGCCCGTGGGTCGGGCTGACGGATGAGGACAGGCAAGAATTGGCGGCAGAGCAACACAGTTGGGAAGGTTTGTGTTTTGCCGTAGAAGCCAAACTCAAGGAGCAGAACGGTGGAGACTTTTGAAGAATGGTTTATTCGACAACTTGAAGGAGAAGTTTTTGTGAAATACAAACGTATCAGGCGTTGGACTGAACACTACGGTGATTGGCTAAAGAAAAACAATCAAGAGCCAGCAGATTACGTTACCAGACGGTGGCTACGGGATGAGATTGATGAATTACGGGAGTGTATTGAAGAGATTCTGTACCCTAGAGAAGAAACTCAGTCCCCTAGATGGGTCGGGCTGACGGATGAGGAGATCAAAGAAATTATAGGACCGTGGGGAGATACGCCAATCAAAGGCTACACCCGCAAACTGTTTGACCAGATTGAAGCCAAACTCAAGGAGAAGAACGGTGGCTAGATACGGAATCCTTGACGACGAAGGGCAAGTGGTGCGATGGGTGTGGACCGTGCCGCCATACCCTCACGTGGTTGAGCGCATCAAGCGCAAACGTAAACCCAAGTTGGACTTGTCCAACGTACCAGATGCTTTATTCTAATGAAATACAAATCTAGGATATGGCAGTTTGGTCAGTGCATTCAACCCGACAAGTGCCAAGAACTTATCGATCATTTTCGTAATTCAACTAGTGTGATGGACGCGAAGATTGGTGATATCACAAATCCAGTTGTGCATGAACACCGTAAAGCAAGGTTATGTTGGGTTCCAGAACAAGCGTCAGTTACACTGCTTCTTTTTACGCACGGGTTAATAGCTAACTTCAAAGGTGCTTGGGGTTTTGATATCGAAACCTCTGAACAAACACAGGTTGGCGAATATTTAATTGGTGGGCATTACGACTGGCATAGGGACGAAGAGTTTTTTAACAAGGAGAAAGGCAAACATCGTAAGGTATCGGTTGTTATGCAGTTATCTGACCCTAACGATTATGAGGGTGGGGATTTGATACTGGACTTTACACAGCAAACTCCCGCTTCACGCGAACGAGGGTCCATAGTTGCATTCCCTAGCGAACTAATGCACAAGGTTACACCTGTCACACGAGGTGTTAGATATTCAGCCACGCTGTGGCTTAACGGTCCATTGATGATTTAAAGGAAAGAAAATGACCCCCGAAGAGTTTTACATTAAAGATAGTGTTGAGACTGAAGGCATTACCGAAGATTTTATTTGGTACGAATCGGAAATACTACGCAAAGATATGCAGATGTGGTCACATCGATTTGAGAAGTTGGTTAAGGTTGCAGAAGCTAGGCATAAGGAGCACATAAAGATGTTGCAGGATGTCATGCAACAAAACCACCTGCTGAAAAAACAAATAGCTAAACTCAAGGGGGAAGAGTGAGCGAGATTATTACCCCGCAACAAATGATTGAATACATGCTGGCGCTACTAGATAGTGTGGTCGAAGATTATCCTGAAGAAGAGCGGGAAGCTATTAAAGCAAAAATACTGGATGCGTTTAGTGCGGCTATGTTTAGAGGACCAAAGGAATGAGAGCAGATGATATTCAGATCGGTGGTGACCACTACAAAGACCTAGCGATCCCGCCGTGGGATGTAATGGAAGCAGTATTAACGCACGAGGAATTTGTCGGGTTCCTCAAGGGCAACATTATTAAGTACTCGATGCGTCAGGGGCGCAAGGCCGGATCGACTGATGATGCGGAGAAGGCATTACACTACGCCGCCAAATTAAAAGAGGTACAAGGTGAGATTGATCACGATAGACTTTGAGACGTTCTACGATCAGGACTTCAGCCTGTCCAAGATAACTACGGAGGAGTATGTTCGTAGCCCACAGTTTGAGGTTATTGGAGTAGGTGTAAAGGTAGACAACGAGCCTACGCAGTGGGCCAGTGGTCCAAGGAAAGAGTTGGGTCAGTGGCTCAAGCAGTTTCCGTTTGCCGAATCGATGGTGCTTGCCCATAACACAATGTTCGATGGGGCCATTCTCAAGTGGCATTTCGGTATAGATGCGAAGATATGGGCAGACACCTTATGTATGGCACGAGCCATCCACGGGGTCGAGGTAGGTGGTTCGCTCAAGGCATTGGCCGAGCGGTATCAGGTGGGTGCTAAGGGGGATGAAGTTATCCATGCCAAGGGCAAGAGGCGTCTGGACTTTAGCGACGAGGAGTTGTCACGCTATGGGGATTACTGCCTCAATGACGTGGATATAACTTACGAGTTGTTTAGCATCCTGAGCAAGACGTTCCCCCGTGACGAGTTGCGCCTGATTGATCTGACGTTGCGGATGTTCATCGATCCCGTCTTGGAAGTGGACGAGGATCTAATGCGCGATCACCTGCGCGATATCCAGCTAGCAAAGCAAGAGCTATTAGATAACACCAAGGCGGAGAAGGCCGAGCTATTATCTAATCCAAAATTCGCTGCGCTGCTCAAAGAGTTTGGTGTTATTCCTCCTACTAAGATAAGCCCAACCACAGGAAAAGAAACGCTCGCACTAGCTAAGAACGACGAAGAGTTCAAAGCACTAGCGGAGCACCCGGACGTACGAGTGCAAGCCCTAGTAGCCGCACGGCTAGGTACTAAATCTACGTTAGAAGAAACAAGGACCGAGCGGTTCCTAGAGATCAGCAGTCGAGGGGCGTTGCCGATTCCGCTACGGTACTACGCCGCACATACTGGGCGGTGGGGTGGGGATGACAAGATCAACATGCAGAATCTGCCGAGCCGGGGCGAGCATGGTGGCAAGATCAAGCGGGGCATCCTTGCGCCTGAAGGGTACGTGATGATCGACTCCGACTCTTCGCAGATCGAAGCGAGGACGTTGGCGTGGTTGTCCGGTCAGGATGATCTGTTAACTGCTTTTACTAATGGCGAGGACGTGTACAAAATCATGGCCTCCGCTATCTATAACAAGTCAGTCGAAGAGGTTACGAAGGCCGAGCGGTTCGTCGGTAAGACTACGATTCTTGGTGCAGGGTACGGCATGGGAGCCGCTAAGTTCCAAGCGGCACTCAAGACTACTGGCGTAGAGATCTCCTTGGACGAGGCGCGGCACATCATCAACGTGTATCGGGCTACTAACGACAAGATCGTAGCTCTATGGAGTCAGGCACAGGCCACGCTCAAGGGCATGATCAACGGTGAGGAAACTCAGCTAGGTCGAGAAGGGGTGCTTAGGGTGCTCAACACGTCCATCAAGTTACCTTCTGGCTTGATGATGAGATACGACGAGTTGAAGGTCGAGCCGGGAGAGAAGGGACCGTCCTTTATGTATCGCACCCGCAAGGGGTTCACATATATCTACGGCGGTAAGGTCATCGAGAACGTGTGCCAAGCTGTCGCAAGGTGTATAATTGGCGAGCAGATGTTGCGGATTGCTAAGAGATACCGTGTAGTCATGACAGTTCATGATGCTATCGCATGTATAGCACCCGAAGCAGAAGCACAAGAGGCTATGGCGTACGTCATGGAGTGTATGCGGTGGACACCCACGTGGGCAGAAGGTCTACCGCTAAATTGTGAGGTGGGATTTTCCCGTCGATATGGAGAGTGCTGAGTGAATCTTCCCCCGTGGTCCTTTAGTAGTATTAAGGCATACGAGCAGTGCCCTAGAAAGTTCTACCACCTCAAAGTAATAAAGGATCACGAGGAGCCGAAGACCGAGGCGATCCTGTATGGGTCTAGTTTTCACGAAGCGGCTGAACTCTATATCAGGGACGGCACACCCCTGCCTCCACAGTTTAACTATGCGAAGTCAGTACTAGACAACTTCAACCGGATGCCGGGGGAGAAGCTGTGTGAGTACGAGATGGGTTTGACCGAGGACTTGCAACCTTGCGGGTTCAAAGACCCAAACGTGTGGTGGCGGGGGATTGCCGACTTGATTATCCTTGACCGTGACAACGCAGAAGCAAAGGTGGTGGACTACAAGACCGGCAAGTCAACAAAGTATGCCGACAAGGGTCAGCTTGAGTTGATGGCATTGGCTATCTTCAAGCACTTCCCTGAGATCAAGAAGGTTAAGGGTGGTTTGTTATTTGTAATAGCTAATGCTTTTCTCAAAGACAACTACCACGTGGACCAACAAGATGTACGCTGGGGTAAATGGATTGCGGATCGCAAGCGAATGGCGGCATCATATGCCAACGATGTGTGGAACGCGAGGCCGAGTGGGCTGTGCCGTAACCACTGCGTAGTTTTATCTTGTCCTCACAATGGAAGGAACTAGTCATGCCTTACGTTAACAAGCCACGCCCCTACAAGAAAGAGTACACGCAACAGAAGGAGCGGGGCGAGCACCCGTTGCGGATGGAGCGCCAGAAGGCGCGGCGAATGTACGACGCCGAGGGGATTGACCGCAAAGGTAAGGACATCGACCACAAAGTTTTGTTAAGTAAAGGCGGTAGCAACGACAAAAGTAATCTGCGACTCACTACCCCGCACAAAAATCGTAGCCGAAACGGTAAGTAATGCAGATCGTCAGCAACAAACACTTATTACTACGGCTACGTGACCCAACGAAGGTCACGAGTCAGATACCGAAGAGCCAAGACATAGGGAACAATCAAGTGCTAGTTAACTGGGGGCTGAGTGAAGCCCGGGCTTTGCGCCAACTAAATATTCGTAACGTGCCTAGTCCCATCTTGGGACAGTACAAGTGGCCCGGAATGTACAAGCCGTTTGAACACCAAAAGACAACGGCATCATTTCTTACGCTAAACACAAAAGCCCTATGCTTGAACGAGCAAGGCACGGGCAAGACGGGTAGCGTCATCTGGGCGGCTGACTACTTGATGAACATCGGTCAGATCAAGCGCGTATTGGTGATCTGCCCCTTGTCTATTATGGACTCGGCATGGCGAGCCGATCTGTTTAAGTTTGCCATGCACCGTACGGTAGATATCGCATACGGTAGCGTAGCCAAGCGCAAGGCGATCATCAACGGTGACGCTGAGTTCGTCATCATCAACTACGATGGAGTCGAAACTGTCGAGCAGGAGATTGACAGGGGCGGGTTTGACCTGATCGTTGTCGATGAAGCCAACGCATACAAGAACACCTCCACTAAACGCTGGAAGTGTTTGAATCGGCTGGTTGATACTCGCACGTGGTTGTGGATGTTAACGGGTACACCTGCCGCACAATCTCCAACGGATGCGTATGGTCTGGCTAAACTAATCAACCCTAACGGTGTGCCACGCTTCGCGTCTTCATTCAAGGAGATGGTGCTCCTGAAGGTTTCGCAGTTCCGTTGGATACCCAAACCGGAAGCTACGACTATCGTGCATCGTGTACTGCAACCGGCAATCCGGTTCAATAAAGAAGATTGCCTCGATCTACCTGAGATGACCTACGTACGGCGGCAGGTCGAATTGACCGCGCAACAAAAGAAATACTATAAGTTATTGAAAGATAAGCTGATTGTTCAGGCTGGCGGTGAACAGATCACGGCAGTCAACGCGGCGGTAGCAATGTCTAAGTTGCTACAAGTAGCATGTGGTGCTGTCTACACCGACGACAGCGAGATCATCGAGTTTGATATCAAGCATCGTTACAATGTGCTCAAGGAAGTCATCGAGGAATCAAGCCAGAAGGTGCTGATCTTCGTGCCATTCAAGAGCGTGATCAACCTTATCTCTGACAAGCTAACTACAGATGGTGTGACTAGCGAGATCATCCGTGGTGACGTGCCTGTGAATCAGCGCACGGAAACCTTTAAGCGGTTCCAAGAAACACCACACCCAAAGGTTCTAATTATTCAACCCCAGTCAGCGGCACATGGGGTGACCCTAACAGCGGCAAACACCGTAGTATGGTGGGGGCCGACTGCCTCGCTCGAAACGTACGCCCAAGCTAATGCACGAGTCCATCGTGCAGGACAACGGCATCCCTCTACAGTTGTTCAGCTTGCTGGCGCACCTGTTGAGCACCACGTTTATAAGCTACTAGATAATAAAATAGACGTTCACGCAAAAATCATCGATTTATACGACGATCTGCTTGCGTAGCAACGCAAACCCTGTTAAACTACACTTCCCTTTTACCTGAAGGAGCTATCATGTCCCCCGAAGATACCGTTGGAAAAGAAGTAGCGTTCTTTGCTTTCAAAACCTACAAAGAAACCTCAAAGATCCTCCACGACAAGTTTGGAGATGACTTTGGCCTTAACGAGCAAATGTTTGCGCTCATGGCTACCATGACCGATTGCGCTGTGTACTGCGAAGTCCCAATCGATCACCTGATAACAAATTTGAAGATGATGTACACGGCAAAACTTGCGGCTGACCAAATAGATTGTGAAGGGGCCGAAAATGACAACACCCA